GTGGAGATGGGGGGAATTAAAGAGTAGGCCCCGCCTAGATCCTTGCAGTCGCTCGGAAAAGCCTAGATTTGGCGCTCTGCTACCGTTTTGGCCTCGATTCCATACGTCCCATATATCCCGCACGGCCCGTCCGCTATGCTGTGCGTGTACCCATCTTGTACCCAAGCGCGAAGGGCGGACACTATGGGCAGGCAGTCATTCGGGACCATCGACAAGCGCGGAACGGCCTCGAGGCCGCGATACCGTGCCCGCTTTGACGATCCTACCTACACCGGGCCGGGCCGAGCGCCGCGCATATCCGCGCCGCACACATTCCCGACGAAGCGCGAGGCGGAAATCTGGCTGGCCGCGCAGTGGTCGGTCATCGCCGCCGGCACATGGGAGCACCCCGACGTCATCGCCGCCCGCGACGCCGAGCAGGCGCGCCAGCAGTCGCTCCGGGGCCTGACAGTCGCCGAGTGGGCCGACGTGTGGATCGCAGACCTCGAGCGCACCGCAGCAGCGGGCACACTGCGCAAACGCCGTTCAGACCTGCGCCGCCACATCCTCCCCTACCTCGGGGATGCGGAGCTGACGGCGCTGACGCCGGCCTCCCTAGCGCAGTGGTGGGCCGACCTCGCCGCGACGCCTGGCGCTCGAAAAAACGCATACGAAACACTCCGCGCCCTCCTCAACGCCGCCGCCACCGATGACCGCACCCTCCTAACCGCCAGCCCACTCCACATCAAGGGCGGCGCGAGAGAGGCGCGCGTCATCTCGAAATTCCTCTACACGCCAGAACAGATCGCCGCGCTCGCGGACGAGATGCCCGCGCAGTATCGTGCGCTGGTCATTCTGCTGTCGGACGCGGGCCTGCGGATCAATGAGGCGCTCGCGCTGACGCGCTCGTCGCTGGTCGAGCGTGCGGACGGTGGGATGAGTGTTCGGGTGGAGGCGTCGCTGCATCGCGTCGGCAGGCACCTGGAGGCCGGGCCGACGAAAACAGCCGCAGGCGTCCGCACGGTCGCGCTCATGGCGGCGACCGCTACCACGATGCGTGCACATCTACGTCACCACGTCGACGAGGGAGCATCAGCGATTCTTTTCCCCGCACCGTCCGGCTCGGGCTATGCGCGTGATACGGCGCTGACGCGGATCCTAGTGGCCGCCCAAGTGCGCGTCGGCATCGAGATCCCCGACGGCCAGACAGGCGGCTGGCACGCACTCCGCCACTACTCAGCCACAAGGTACGGCCAGGCGGGCGCGACGACGCGCGCCCTGATGACACGGTACGGGTGGTCCGATCCGGACATGGCCGCCCGGTATCAACGGTCGGACGAGGCCTACGAGCTAGAGATGATCGCGCGCATGGAGGCCCGCGCAGCCAGCGTGCAGTAGCGTCATGAACGAGCCATGAGGGTGATTTGCGAGAAACTACGCTTGTATGTACAGAAAGAGCAAATAAAGCTACCATGGCGCCATGGCAAAAAGGACTAGGAAAGGAGAACAGCATGACGGCAATGCCGATACCGGCGCGTCGTCGCAAGACGCTAGTCCTAACGGGAGCGAGGTCAGTGTTCGACCTGACGGGAGCCAGGAGCTATCGAGCGATGCGGCAGCAGCTCCCGGAGACGCAGCCGAGGACGCCAAGTCTGTTGCTGCGCGACTCGGCGAGCACTCTCACGAGAGCGAAGGTCAGGGAGCCTCAGAGGCAGGAACAGCTCAGCAATTAACCCAGCAAGTGCTTGCGCTCATTCAGGAGAACCACCTGCACGCGCCAATTGTCTTGCCTGACCCGAAAGAGCTGGCCCAGCTGCGCAACGACGCACCAGAGATCTACGCACTCTACGTGAAAGCGGTCGACACCCAGATCAAGGATGAGTCGTACACCCGTCGCGCCCCCTTCGAGATACCAGACAGGTTCACGAGACGAGGCCAATACCTCGGCTTCGGCACGGTCCTGGCATCACTCGCAATCGTCGCATATGCGATCTATACCGGCGATACGCTAATCGCCGGCATCATAGGAGCACTCAACCTCGTCGCACTCGCAGCGGTGTTCGTAGCACCAGACCGCGCAAGCAAGAGCGAAGAGTAACGCGCCTGAACCCAGAGAGGCCCCGCAGTCGTTTGACTGCGGGGCCTCTCTAGTTGGAAGCGCACATGAAGGCCAGCGTGAAGCAGCATTGATACTTTTGGCACCAAAAATGAGGGACCAAACGCAGCGCGACACAAAGCTCCCGCGAGGCCGAAGCAGGCGCTCGCGGGAGCGTTGTTTGTAATGAGCGCGCGGAAAATGCTGCTTTTGTGGCGCTTTTGGCGTGCTCAGGAGCGGAAATGCGTCTGACGCGACGCTTCCGGGCATCAAGGGGTAGTTTCACTCATCATCTTGGTGGCGCAGCCAGGTGGCGAAAGACACTGCCTCTTCTATGGAGTCGTGCAGCCAGACGGATTCGCCGTGTGGGCCCCACCAGCGCACGACGACGGGGACCACGACGGGGATCCCGCGCGCTGCTGCCAATCTTTCGTGGGCGTAATACTTCCAGTCCAGGGCGAGGTATCCGACGGACTGCCCATCGACTTCGACTCTCACGGCATCAGGGTCATGTCTGTTTGTGGGTTCGGGCACCAGGGTGCCCCACGTGGCGACTGCACCGCTGCCGCCGTTTCCCTGGGGAATGAAGGAGTCATCCGCGCGGACGATCCGGCGGATGGCCGCTTTGTGCTTGTCCATAACGTACAGACTGACGCGCCCATCGTCGACAAAGGGCGCGTCGTCAATCCATACGCTGATGGGAAAGGTGTCCCCGAAGGGCTTGTCCAGCGCTGAGGGTGCGCGCGCTGGCATGGGTTGTTGCGCGGCAATGGAGTTGACGACGCTGTCCACAGCGGGAGACGCCTGCGCTGTCTCTGTGTCGCTGATGACTCGTTTGAGCTTGTGCGCGTATGCAAGCAGGGCGACACCGCCCGCCATGAGCAGGAAGCCGCCGATAGGGAAGAGGAGAAGACCGACTAGTACCAGTGTCCAGCCGAAGATGAGGGAGTTGCAGCGCATGCGCTGCGGTCCGGGAGGGGGAATGTGCATTGGTGGAGCCTCCAGATCGAATGTGTTGCGAGCACCACCACTATACGAAGGTTGTGCGCATGAGACGCGGGGTTGCACACATCATGTCCAGGCTTGGGTATCATTCCGGCCTCGGAGGAGATGCCTCCCCTGCGGCCTCTTCGCCCAAGCGACGCTCAGCAGACACGAGTATCGAGGACATGGGAACGCGCAGCGCGCGGCAGATGGATTCGAGCACTGTGAGCGTGACGGGCGACGTAGGGCCGCCGTCTGCAAAGAGGCGGATGACTCGGGACTTTGAGATCCCGGCGCGCTCGGCTAGGGTACGCCGCGACATATTTTGGCGCTTCATCTCTAGAAGGAGCGCATCAATCACGGCACGCTCGAAGGCTTGCGGTTCAAAGGCTCTAACACTCATGTCAACAATTATGACCCAAAAACGGTCCACGTGGTAGAGGTTTACGAAAAATTATGACCCAGTTCTGGGTTGCATGACCCACCGTAGGGTCATACTATAAAACCATGACCCGCCGCTGGGTCATTGACCAAGGAGACAGACATGAATGTAGTGCAAAAAGAGCTGAGCAGGAGAATCGCAGCTGGCGGGTACTCGGTTCGCGAGTACGCGAAACGGCTTGGGATTAGCCGCACGACGTTCGCGAGAAAGTTGAGCGGGGAAACTGAGTTCACGCTTGCGGATATGCAGAAGATCGCGAGCTCGCTGGGATATGACTCGGTCTCGGCGATGCTGAGCGATGCCGAGCAGAGATGCGTAGACGAGGCCGCAGCGAGTGCGCTCGCGGGTGCGTCACCTGCCGGGTACGAGATCCAGGACGCCGCGTCGGGATCGATCATTTTGCAATCTCGTCGCGTCGACTGGGACGGCGGTGACGCGGCATGAGCGAGCAGAACGCAACCGGTGTTTCGCGCGTGATTGTGCCGGCTGACAGGGGCGATATGGCGGAGTCTATTCTTCTTTCGATCGCTGAAGATTTGACCAGGGCGGTTGAGGCGCTGGGGCATCCCACGCTTCATGTCATGCTGGGTGACGATGCGTCAATTGCTCAGCTACAGCACAGCTTGATGAAGATGAGCTGTGCTGTAGCAGAGAAGTATTGCAGCTACGTCGAGAGCGGGATCAGAATTCACGCTTCCCGGGAATCGGGTGTCTCCACGTGCACCGAGTGCCGTCAGGCTGAGTCCAGGTGACGACGATGCGGACATTCATATCGCTGCCCAGGTGTGGCGCGTACATGAACAGGGCCGACGACTTGGCGTCGACCGGGCCTGCCGGTGGCGGCGTGAAAATCTCGTTGTCAGCGTCGATGTCAACCTCAACGTCAGTCAGCGTCGTATTCCCGGTGTTGACCAGAGCGTACGTGTCGCCTTTCTCCCACTTCACCTCCCAGGGAGGCGCTGAGTTAGCTTCAGCGAGGGTATCGGCGAGGCGTTGCACGCCTGCGGCGGTCTGTTCAGCGGCTTCGACTGTGCGTTGTGCTTCGTCTCGCGCGCTTTCTGCAGCGGCTCTGGCCTGCTTCGAGACGTTGGAACGGAGCCATGAGACGGCGGCTCCGATCAGCGTCAGGACGGCGCAGACAGTGCTGATCCATGCGGGTATGTCCATGTTGTCCTCCTCGGTGAGGTGTGGGTGCCGCACGATCTCGTGCGGCGTGGTTGGCACCTCCCACCTTACCGGGGAGGAACCCTCAGTCGGGGGCGTTTTCGAGGAGGATCTGTGACGCGAGAAAAGATAGCGCCGGTCGCATACCGGGTGCGCACGTTTGCGCAGCTGATTGAGGCCTCGGACTCGGGTGTGCGTGAGCTGATCGCACGAGGCGACCTCAAGGCCACCAAGGTCGGGGGCCTCCTACGGATCCCCGCAAGCGAGCTGGTGAAGTTCACCGGCCAGAAAGAAAAGTGCCCCTGCGGTTGCGACGCGGGGCACAAGAACCAAGAGAAAGAGAAGGTTCATGCGTAAGAATAGCACGTCTCACAGGCGCATGTGGAGGTGGAAGTCGCTGGTCGGCGGCGTGTGCGTCGCGGCGGCGCTCGTGATCGCTTTCGGCATGCGCAGCCCCGTCAATCCGGACGGGTGGTCTGAGTGGCTGTTTTTCCCGGGTATCGCGCTGGACATCGTCGGCGGTGTCCTCGTCTACGCGGAGTGGCGGGAGGGATTGCTGTGAGCGCGGGAGTCATTGCAGGCATCGCCCTGGGCCTCATCGCGGCGATGTGTGTCCTCGCTTGGGTCGTGGCGCGTGGGTCGGCTCGCGCGGCGAGCATCGAGGAGATCGCCGCCCGAATGCAGCGCTCGGCATCAAAGGCCCGACAGAGGGGAACGACGCTCCTTGAGCGACACGTTGATTTCGATTACTACGACGTGGACATGGAGGCTCCCCTCCCCCACATCATGTGCCTCGCGATGCAGGACGTCATTCTCGAGGCCGAGTTGAACGGCTGTTACGCGTTGGACGTGCCGAAAATTGCGGTCGATCTCGACCGTCGGCAGATCCACGTGACTCTCGAGGTATTGAGGCTCGATGAGACGAGCCTGGAGATCCGGGCATGAGGTCCGTTGACGCAGACCCGGAGACGCGCCAGATAGTGCGCGCCGCAGTGCAGGGCGCGCGGCTGTTTTGCCACCGCCCGCACGTAGACGAGGCAGTCCACGGCGTAATCCTCACCGCGTGGGTCAAGGCCGCGCGGTACCCGACCGAGGCTAACGATTCCAAGAACCGCGCGTCGCGCGGACTCACCTACTACCCGTCAATTCGCAAACCCGAGAAGGAGACAGACCGATGAGCGCAAAGCACCTCACAAACCCGGTGACACTCACCCTAGAGCTCGACGACCTCGGGTGGCTGCACAACTTCCTCAAGGATGAACGCATCGCCGCCGAGATCGACCACGAGGAAGTCGAGAGGCTCCACACCGACGTCGCTATACGCGCCGCAAAGACCGTGCTCAGCAGTGAGCACACCCAGATGACGAAGATCATCGACGCCCTGGACGCAGCCCTGGACGCAGTCGACGTGCGCGAAGACCTCGCGAAGAAGATCGAGTCCATGGCCGACGTCAAGGCCTCTGATGAGGTTGTTGCAGCGATGGAGGACGAATCATGAAGGTAGCGCACGTTGCCGTCTATCTCGATGCCGAGCAGGTGCAGCTCATCCGATGGGATGCGCAGGAGGCTGTCCTCGCTGCTGATGAGGATCTGGAGCTCACACAGAAGCTGCACGATGTGAACGCGCGCCGCCTCGCTCGCGAGGCGATCAGCGCGAAGCGGGACATCTACCAGGAGATCGTCGATAAGGCTCAGGAGGCCTGCGAGAAGCTCAACGAGGGCGAGTACGCGTACGTCGACGACGCAGAGTAAGCCGTCTGCTCCCCGATAAGCGCGGCCACGGGGAGGCCACCCGCCGCCGAGAAAACGGGCGGGATCGGCAGTAAGGCCGCGCAGCCCGACCAGCAGACCCCCGGATGCGAGTCCCGGGCGGGCACGAAGCCCGCGCCACGAGCGCGCAGGGCAAGACCCATAGAGAAAGAGATGCGCCAATGACAACCATCAACGAGATCAAGGACCGCCTCGATGCGCTGGAGTCCGCAGGTAGAAGCTACGCGGGGCTGGACCCCCGGGTTGCCGCCCAGGAATGCGCGCACGCTGCAGCGGCCTTCGAGCAAAACGCCGCCGCGGATGTGGCCTACCTGCTCGCCAGGATCAAGGAGCTGCAGAAAGCGATCATCACAGCAGCAGCGGAGCTGAGCGATGCCGCAAGCGATATCGCGGCGAGCTACGCGGCGGAAGACGAAGAGACTGAAGAAATTCGGATCATCGTCGGTGACCCAGTGGACAAGCTCGTCGCCGTCGCGCAGGGCGCGTCAGCCCAGACAGAGGGGGCCACCAAATGATCACCGTGAAGCGGATCCGTAAAGCGCCGGCATACGCCACAACATGCCCGGTGTGCCGAACGCGCATCGCCCCCCAGGGCGCGAACATGCGCATCATCATCGACGCCGAAAGCGAGGCGACCGCAATCAGCGCGATCGCGCACGCGGCTTGCGCCCGCGTCGTCATCGACTTCACCCGCGAGCGCGGTTACGCGCCTGCGGAACTCGCGAAGGTCGGGGATTGGATCGAGGGCGGGCGATGAGGCCGATCTGGACGCTTGACGAGATCCTCATCCCGTCCGCGCAGATGCTTTCACTCAATGATCGAGGCGACCGTCGCCGCACGGCTCCGACTGTGAAGAATCTGCGCACGACGGCGATGATCCGTGCTCGTGCGGCTGGCATTGGGCGGTCAGACAGGCTGCGGATCGTCGCCTGGCTGCGCTTCCCGGACTCGCGCCGGCGCGACCCTCACAACTACATGCCGACGCTTAAGGCGATGGTCGACGGCTTCGTTGACGCGGGCGTTCTGCCCGATGACGATAGGCGTCACTTGCAGGGGCCGGACCTCAGATGTGACCTGCTCGCGCCGATGGTCGCGAAGAGGCTCGGGTCCCAGATGTTTGGAATCACTTTCGAGGCGTACCCGTTCGAGGGCCGCGCCGGGACCATCGGCTAGACAGACCGAGTGAGGAATAAGGAGTAGGTCATGCAGGCCTTGGAGCTGTTTGAGTACACGGGGCACGAGATTCGTGTGCAGGTCGACGAGTCGGGTGAGCCGCTGTTCGTTCTTGCGGATCTGGCGGCGGCGCTGGGCATCGCGAATGTGACGCAGCTGAGGTCACGTCTGGCGGATGACCTATGCCTGACATACCCCATGCCTGACCGGTTAGGGCGCACGCAGCAGGTGTGGGTTGTGAACGAACCCGGCCTATACGAGGTGATTATTCGGTCGGATAAGCCGGAGGCGGCGGCGTTTCGTCGCTGGGTCACCGGAGAAGTACTGCCGTCGATCCGCAAGCATGGCATGTATGCGACCGAGTCAGCGGTTGAGGCGATGCTGGCGGATCCGGAGACGATGATCCGGACGCTGACGGCGCTGCGGGATGAGCGGGCGGCGCGCATGCGGGCGGAGGCGGCGGCTGCTGAGGCTGTGGCTGAGGTGGAGGCGCAGCGCCCTCACGCACAGCTGGGGCGCGCGGTCGCGGCCTCGGGTGAGGCTGTGCTGCCGAGTGTTTTCGGCACGGTGCTGTCGGCTCGTGTCGAGGGGATGGGGCCGAACCGTTTTTGCCGTTGGCTCCGCAATGCCGGGTACGTGTACCGGCGTGGGGGACAGATGGTGCCGACCGCGCGGGCGATCACGCAGGGGCTGCTTGAAGCCTCGGAGGTGCAGGTTCCCGGCGGTGGCGTTCGCGTGCAAACGTGGGTGCTCCCGAAGGGGCAGGAACGGTTTGCGCGTGAGCTGCTCGCTGAGCAGGCAGCGATGTCATGATGGAGCGCTTTTGTCCGGATTGCGGCGTGGTCCTCGAGGCCGGCCACGCAAGGTGCCGTCCGTGCTTCCTGCGTTTCGAGGCCGCGTATCAGCGGTACACGGAGCGTGCCTGGATGACGAGAAACTTTCCGGATTTCCGGCCTCGGGATCTGTTCCCGGAGGACAGCTGGGATGAACAAGAGCAGCAATTTAGCGAGAAGGAGGTGGGCTGATGGCATGGGTAAAGATGGGTGATGACGCCGACATGTACCCGAAGCTCATGGAGGCCGCCTCACACCCGAAGGCTGACGCCCGCACGGTGAACGAATTGTTCGGGTTCATCATGCGGTGCGCTGCCTATTCGGCGGCTCACCTGACCGACAGCGTCATCGAGATGGGCGTCGTGTACACGTACGCGGGCGGGAATCCGGACGTCCTGCAGATCGCCCTGGATGCAGGACTACTCGAGTGGGTGGACACTCCGAAGGGGCGGAAGCCGAAGCTCCTCGAGGACCCCGACTTCATTCATATCCGTTCGCGTGCAGACGTGGAGTGGAGCCGTCAGCGCCAGCGCGACAACTCCGATCAGGCATTGCGTCAGGCTGTGATCGCCCGCGACGGCGACCAGTGCCGCTGGTGCGGCGTCGAGGTCTACTGGCCTGGAAAGACATCGGCCCGCAAGGGCACACTCGACCATCTGAAGCCCGGGGAGGCTGGCACTGTGGACACGCTCGTCGTGGCGTGTACGCGGTGTAATTCGTCCCGAGCGGACGACCCTACAGGCTCGTGGGACCAGTCTCACGAGCTGCTACCCGCGCCTGAACATCCACGATACGGGACGTTCACGCGCAGCATGCTCGAACGTTCGGGCGTGCTGCGCAGCGCACAGGCCGCGTCCT